GATTCCAGGCGGCGACGGCATCGACCTGACCAACACGGAGGTTTATCTCCTCCCGAATCCCGAAAGGAACAACTGACATGGCAAAGCTGACCGATGAGAAGTGGACGCTCGTCCAGCACAGCGCCTACGGCTACCAGGAGAAGCCGGGGTGGGAGAACGCCGTCGAGACGCGGCGGCTCACCACCGAGGCCGAACTGAAGCGTGTGCAGGACGTGGGCGGCTTCGTGTTCGATGACTACAACGCGGCCGACAAGCAGGAGTACGACTCCAACTACCCGGAGGGTGCGGGCAGCCGTCTCACCTATCCGCGTGTCAAGGGCACGTTCTCCGACCGCGAGATCGACGGCCTCAAGATCTACATCCCTGTCAAGGTCGTGCTGGGATGAGCGACGATGACAAGCTGGAGTACGAGGTCGAGGTCAGCGGGCGCACTGACCCGCGCATTGCTGAGGCTGCTGAGGCGCTGAGCACTGACACCGACCTCATCATGGGCGTGTCCCAGTTCGACGGTGAGGTCACCGTCCTCTACACGCCCGATCTCAACAAGGGTGACAACACCGTGTGGCAGTCGAAGCTGACGCGCGGCACGGACGGCATCCTGATCCTGATCGAGTCCATCGCTCGCCCCGAGTGGTGGGAAAAGAACCGCTAAGTAGCAACAAGGAGAACAACATGAGCACTAACACGAAGATCACCCTGCCCTTCGGCTGCAACAAGGGCCTCCCCAACGGCGTCGAGATCGCCTGGGGTGCCCGTCTGATCGCCCCGGCCGATCTGGTCTGGGACCGGCAGGGCTGCGCTGGCGGCGAGGAGGGTGGCCCCGAGCGCGCCGAACTGCTGGAGTGGATGAACGGCGGCAGCATGAATGAGGCGCGCGAGTTCTGCCGCCTGCATGGGATCGGCACGCCGTTCAGCAGCATCGCTGACAGCCGCTCCGAGGATGTCATCCAGCTTTACAGCGACGGACAGGGCCGGATCTACGGCTCGCCGCAGGGCAGCCACGGCTACGTCTACGTCTGCGCCTACCTCTACAAGCACATGAAGACGAGCGAGTAGATGGCGCGCGGGAAGCGACCTACCGCGCTGTCAACCAAGGCGTTGGCAGCATTCCTGACATGGAAGCAGTACGACGTGCTGCTGCTGCTCCAGCAGGAGGGGGCGCTTCCCGCCTGGCAGCTTGCCAGCTTCATGGATGACATCCGGGAGTATGACAAGGGCCATGGCGGGGAGTTCTACATCTCCAGCACGCCTGCGTCAGTCGGCAGTACGCTGCGCTCACTGGAGCGCAGGCTGCTGGTGAAGCGCACGCGCCACACCCAGCCCCACTGGACGATCACGCCACGTGGGGAGACAGCGATCAACTTCCTCGCTGACAACATCACGGCAGGAAAGAGGTGACAATATGCCTGCTCTAAATGAGCAGCGGCAGGAGCGCCGCGACGACTTCAACGAGGTTGTCGGCCACAACATCCGTGTGCTGCGCAACCGCAAGGGGATCGCTCCTGCGGAGATCGCCGCCGCTGCTGACATCGACTACTCGAAGCTGTACGCCGTCGAGGCGGGACAGCGTTCGTTGAGCTTCTACGAGGCGTGCCTACTGGCTGACTGCCTCGAAGTGAGCCTGGAGTACCTGACCAAGCGCAAGCTGGCAGTTCGCTAGACAATCCCCGACCGGGGTGCTATGATCCCTGTATGCCCAAACACGTCCGAGGAGGACACATGATCGGCTACATCGTCAAGGTCAAGGTCAGTCTGAGCCGCGACCCCGAGTGCAACCCCTTCACGCTGGTCGAGAGCCGTGATTTCGGCATCGACCGCCCGACGCCCGACAAGCTCAAGGCGTTCATCCAGGAGTGCCGCCAGCGCTACATGGATACCTACCCGACCAGGCAGGGCCGTCCGATCATGGACGCGCTGCTGCCGACCGATGTCGAGGTCATCGACCTTGACACTCTGGAGAAGCTGGCGGTGGCGTCATGATCTTCCGCTTCGTCGTTGACGTGGAGGTCGAGAAGGAGAGCGGCAAGTTCGCCAGCCGCGACGAGATCGCTGAGAAGCTGATCGAGGCGATCACCGACGCCGACCCGCAGCAGATCGACACCGACAACGACGCCCTCTACAACACGACCAACTGGGATGTCCAGGAGGACAGCAAGTGACAAGCACACAGACACCGCCCCGCGACAACACCAAGCACGAATGGGAATTCGTGCCCATCGTCGGCGGCGTTCACAAGTACCCGGCTCGCTACGTCGGCCAGTGGAAGCGCGAGGAGACGGGCCAGCGCAAGGCCATCGTCGCCGCCCGCGACTACATAGCTGCTCATGAGGACGTGGAGCGCTGCCACATCTACCACACCCACCCTTCGCCGGGGCCGGTCAGCCGCTACTGCGGCATCGTCACCCGCGACGGCAAGTTCCGTCAGCCCAACTGACATGGCTGGCGAGGAGAAGATGTATATCGAGGTGACATTCAACCGTCACCTCGACTCCGATGCGGATCGCAACCGCTTCGCACAACTGCTGGCCGACCAGTTGGTCAACGAGTACGGCGACATGCCGGGGATGCCCTCCAGCTACGGCCAGCGCATCACCAAGCGTGGCTGGGGCATGGGGCAGTCGATGGTCATCGACCTGCGGCGCGTGGACGGCGGTGCGCACATCGCCAAGCGTGCTTACATGAACCAGGATCTCGTCGTCAAGCTCAGCAGCGGACTGGGGGCGATGGCTCCTGAAGATCCTGTCAAGGGCCGCTTCTTCCTCCGTGGCAGGGTCGTGGAGGGGATCAAGTCAGCAGTCGGCAGGCCCACCCGCATCGACCTGACGTTCGCTCAGGCTGAGGGCTTGTGCAACCGGCTGGCAGATGCGATGCTCCGACATCCCAAGTGCGGGATCAGTCCCGCCGTCGAGGAGGACGACGACTAGCAATGGCGAATCCATATCTACCCAAGGGCAAGGGAGGTGCAAAGCGCCGCTCGAACCCCTGGGACCCCACTGGCAACGGTCAGCCGCAGGCTGGGCTGGCCGGACTGCTGTCACGTGGCCCGAAGCAGAGGCCGGTCCCGAAGCCGAAGACCAAGGAGGACTTCCGGCACGGCGGCTTGCTGTTCCATAATGCCAAGCTGCTTGGCGAAGACATCCGTGGCTACAAGGATGGAGTCTTCAGGCCCTTCGGCAGTGTGGATGTCAGCAATGGCGACATGACCTACACGCTCCACAACACCTACGGGTCGTGGATGGCGAATGTGGGCAGGAGCCACAACATGATGGAGATGGCGGCGGTCAGCCGAGCGATGGGCATCACCATGGGCACCGTGGAGATGTACCACAACCTCGTCGCCCGCTTCGAGGCCGAGTTGAAGCTGCTCGGCGTCCCCACGCTCGCACAGCAGCGGCGCGAAGTCGAACGCCAGCACGAAGCAGCACGTAAACGTACACGACAGAAGGAGGCAGCGTTGCACGACGAGAACCCCTGGGTCAAGAAGGCCAAGAAGTGAACTACGGCCAGGTCTGGGCCTTGTGCTTCTGGGGCTTCATCATCCTGCTCCTGCTAGGCGTGGGCAGCGCCACCTACATGGGCGTGTAAACGTGCCTGTCAAGGCGAAGTCAGCGCGGCGACCGTACAGCGTGCAGATGCGCGCCAAGCCGTTTCGCTTGGTCGTACTGGACGGGCTGGGCGTGGACTGGATCGAGGTGTCCGTGTCTGCCTACCCACATGACGCAGGACCGGCACTCGACTTCCACAAGCTCGGCATCCACCGCGAGCCGCAGCACCTCATGACGCTGCCACTGCCAGCCGTCAGGGGCCTTGTCCGGCTCCTGCCCACCGCCATCAACGCGGCCTACAGAGCCAAACCGTAACCGCGTTGCCACAGCGCCCTTGATACTTTCGTCCAGGTCGCTATAGTCTTTCCACCGCCCGACCGATACAGTGGTCAGGCAACACCGTCAACCGCAATACCAAACCCAATCGAGGAGGCCAACGTGCCCATCACCATCCGCTCCAGCCGCAAGCCCGCCAAGGCGACCGGCAACAGCCGTACCACGTCCACCCGGACGCGCACCACCCGCTCCGCTGCCAAGCCGTCCACGGCTCGGACGCGCAAGCCCGCCGCGAAGCAGACCGCCGCGAAGACCAACGGCGAGGTCGAGACGCGCATGACCCCGCCCGAGGGCATGACGGCGCGCGAACTCGCCACGTACGTCAAGAACGCGGAGAAGCTGGCCGCGCGGCGCGACAGCATGCGCGAGGAGATGGACGAGGTTGTCAAGGAGGTTCACACCCTCGCCATGGAGATGCTGGTCGAAGGGATCAGCATGGCCATCGTCAGCAAGACCCTGGGCATGTCGCGCCAGTGGCTCTACAAGCTGATCGAGGACAACGACCTCAACACCAACGCCCGCGACAACGGCGGGCGGGCCAAGAGCAAGCGCGCGAGCCGCAGCAAGCCCGCCGCGAAGCCCACCGCCCGCAAGAGCACGGCCCGCAAGAGCGCGGCCAAGAAGACCACCACACGGGCGCGGCGCGGCTCCAGCAAGCCCGCCAGCAAGGCCACGGCCAGCCGGGGTCGTCTCTCGATTCGCTCCCGCTAGGAGTGGGTAGGTAGACCAAGCCCGCCGCGTCAGGTGTGGCACGGACTGCCCTGGCCTTGTGCCTGCGTAGGCGGGCATCACGGAAGATGACGTAAGTGGAGCGCCCGCCTAGTGCGGGCGTTCTGCTGTTCTGACAGCTAGGAGGACAATGCGCATCCAGGATGCCAAGCGTGAGATCGAGCGTTCGCTCGGCCGTCGTGTCAATGTGATTGACCACGGTCGGATCGATCCCAACGTGCTGGCGATGACCACCGAGGACACGCTGGAGGTGAGCGGCGTGAAGCAAACGTCAGTTCGCTTGACAACATGGTCGGGTGACAAGCAGACCCACCAGGCGATCCTCTCAACCGTGAATGAGAGGTGACAGCAGGCACGTTCAGCCGACGCGCCAGGCTCAACGACATGCACCTCCACCACGTCAACGTACAGAAGGCTGCTCACTACCTGGGTGACATCGTGGTCTGCACTCTGCACGATGGCAAGTTCGTTTACGGTCGTGTAGACGCCGTTGACGAGTGGAAGGTGTATCTCGGGCGAGCGCAACCACCCAATGCAACAGATGTCAAGCTCCATGATGTAAAGGAGATTGACTACTACCGGGGTCCGGAGAGCCTTCCCGGCACCTCGACAGTCACACCGGGATCGTAGGTCAGATCCCGGTCCGTCAGACCCCCTACAGGCCCGCCGAAGGGCTAGTCCCGGCTTCAGAAACACCGCTCTTTGCGGGGCCTTTAGGGGGACTGGACGTTTGTTCGATGGCGCTCCTAAGCCGCGCCTAAATAGGGTGCCGCCGTCCGCTGGGGAGAACCCCGGAGGCTCTGGCCAGCGCGACGGTCCTGTAACGCGAGTGAAAGGACTTCACTCATGAGGCATAAGCCTCTCGTCATGGCGGCTGTGACAGCCGTGATGACAATCGGATCGGCGGGGGTGGCCAACGCGCTCCCCGGCGACCGCGCCGTGTCGGACCTCAGCCCCTACCGGCTGAACGATCACACGCTGGAGCCGGGTTGCTTCGTCAACTCGTACCGGCTGCCGCAGTCGATCCAGGACCACCTCGACCTGTCCCTGCTGGATGCCGGGACCATCGGGGAGGATCTGCACGTGTCGGTGGACACCGGGGCCGATGCGTCGGTCGATCAGGTGCTCGTCGCTGACAACGTGGGCTACAAGGTCTACAACACGTTCGACACCGGCACGATCAACAACGACCCTGACATCGATCCGGGCCAGACCGGCACCGGCATGAACGGGTTCACGGCGCGCGGCACCACCAGCACCCGCGACACCATCGTCTGCGTCTCCGACCACGGCGATGCGGGCCAGAACGAGCCGTACCAGCAGGAGGCCGACGGCATGGTGTCGGCCAAGAACCGGCCCATCCTGTCACCCAAGGTGACGGCGGTCGGCGTCTCGGCCATCACGAACCTGAAGACGTTCAAGGTCGGGTTCGGGTACGACACCGAGCGGTGGTACAAGGTCCCGACGTACGACGGCCACTCGGCCTTCGCCAACGTGACCGACCCCAACGCCTTCCCGTCGCCGGTCTTCGGTGACAGCCGTCTGCCGCGTGTGGTGGACCTGTTCCCCCGTCAGGGTGGCAACGGGGTTTCCACCGACCCGGCCGACTTCACCTATGACACCCGGCGTGTCAACGACTTCGACTCGTCGCGCGAGCCGTGGGCGTTCGGTGATCCGTTCGACGGTCAGACCGCGTTCTTCAAGCAGGACGGCGACGACACCGCCTGGACCGACACGGCGACGACCAACAACGGGCTGTTCAACCTGCTGGCCACGCTGACCCAGGGCGACCTCCCGCTGTCCTGGAGCCTGCGTCCCTCGCTGGGCGCTCCGGACACCCTCCGGATCGGCACGTTCACACGTGACGACTACGACGCCTGGAACGCGGCGTGGCAGGCGTACTACAAGGGCGGCAAGCTGTGCGACGGCCCGGACGGCATGCGCGGTGTCAACGTGGGCGACCTCGGCTGCATCGTGCTCGTCCCCGGCACCAACTCGCCGGACCCGGACCAGAGCGTGACGGTCATCGTCAACCCACCTGTCACCCAGCCCGCGCCGACCCCGGCTGCCCCGGCCCCCGCTCCCATCGTGGTCAACCCGACCCCGGTGACGGTGCAGGCCCCGGCCGCTCCCGCGTCGGTCACCCCGTCGTCCGTGACCCACAAGGCCAAGGCGACGAAGACGCAGAAGAAGGCGTACGCCAAGTGCGTCAAGGCGGCTTCCAAGAAGCACGGCAGCAAGCACCGCAAGGCGCTCGCCAAGTGCCGCCGGATGCCGCACTAAGGAGCTAGAGCCTCCGGCTCAGCACACCGGCTCGGGCGGCGAACCCAACCCTCCGTCGCCCAGCCGGTGAAGTGTCAGGTAAACTGACACAGCGGCGGGTAACCCTCTGACCCCCCGCCCGCCGCACACGAAGGTCCTCATCTCGGCGCTCTCAGACCCGGCGTCGGGGTGGGGGCCTTCGTCATGTAGTAGCAAGGTCCTTCACACTGTCCCGGCTTCAGGTAAGGACCGCCTGCTACGATGTCTCTGTTCGAGTGGCCTCACTCGTTCGGTTGACGCCGCCGAGCCTCGTCCTCCCTACGCAGACAGGGGAGGGCGAGGCTCACTGCGGCCTAGCGAGGGGGCCGGTCCAGCACCCCCTCGTCGGCGTCCCTAGTGGACGTTGACGAAGCGCATCGAGAACCCGTTGTGCGGGATGATCGTGCGCGGCTTGTTGTCCAGTGCGGGATCGGGCGTCATGCCACGTGCCCTGTCATAGCGCGGGACGAACCCGAGCTTGTCCGCTCCCGGCGTGTTGCCGGGGAGGACGTAGTTGCCCGCTGGCAGGTGCGTACCAAATGGCATGGTCGGTGTCACCGGGGTTGGCAGGACCGTCACGCTCATGTCAACGGACTCCCGAGTGAGCGTCCGTTGAGCGGGATGATCGTGCGTCCCTTCATGCCCATCCGGTCGGGTGGTGACTGGGTGAGCTTGACCCGGTGCGGATGCACTCCACGGTCCGGGCCTGGTGCTGTGTGCCCCTTGACGATGGCCCCCGGCGTCTTCGTGGCCATGTCACTGGGGTAGCCACTGGCCGGACGACGCGGACCGAGCTTGAGCACGTATCCGGCCGGTGTGTCCATCGTGGCCGGACGGTAGCCGGTCACCCGGTTGGCCTCGACCATCGCTGGCTTGCGCTTGATGACCTCGGCTGTCGCCATCTTCCTTCACCTCCTTCCTGTCTCGTTGGTTGTCAGTTTCTAGTCCGGCTCCTCGTCCTCGTCCTCGTCCTCGCCGTCGGGCGCGTCCTCCGTCTCCGGGGCGTCCTGCTCCTGGATCGCGTCCTCGCCGCCGACTGGGACTGGCTGCGGCTCCTCGACCGGCACGCCTTGGCGCGAGCGCTCGTCGGCGTCGTCGTCCTCCATGTGAAGCTCCTTGTCCTCCATCAGAGCTTCCCGGTGAACTCGGTCGAGCGCTGGCGGTACGTGTCCTTGGCAGGAAGGCTCGCGCCGCCCTGCATCCGGATCGTCGCGTACTGCGCAGTCGTGCGCTTGGTGCCACGCCGCTTGCGCGGGTAGCCGGACGCTCGCCGGTTGGCGGCGAACACTGCGGCTGCTCCTGGCATCTACTGACCTCCTGGTTGTTACTTCTTGCGAGATGTACGACGAGTTGACTTCTTGGCAGCGGACTTCTTTCTCCTGCCGCCCAGCTTGCCCGCCTTCATCTTCTCCATGTTCGCCTTGAACGACGCCGGGAGCTTACGTTTCGCCACGGTGGGCCTCCACGTAGTCGGGGGTATTGCCATCTTCGTCTCGCTCCTCCGGGAGCCAGGCGGGCGGATCGTCCTCCAGGTAGATGACAAGCGCCCCGTCACAGATCGTCCAGCACTCGCCCCACACGGCGTTCTCCACGTCCTTGCTGGCGATGATCTGCTGAAGCCGTTCGTCTGGCATCGGCATTGTCAGACCCTCCCTCGACGGGCCGTCAGCAGGTGCCAGATCAAGACGATTGCCAGCACCACGACGACGAGCCAGATGATGCTGGAGACGTAGGCACCACCGGCAAGTGCCAACACGATCAACACCAGCAGGATGATGAGTATCAGGTCCATTTACTTCTTCTTCCTGCCGCCCTTGTTCCACTTCCTCGCGTTGAGCGCGAAAGTGGCCCGCTTACGGGTCGTCGGGTTCTTGCTCCGCTTCATCTGCTGGAGCTTCTTGACAGGGATCTTGCTGCCCTTCTTGACCCTCGCCGTCTTGCGCAGCTTGCCCCTGTTGGCAGGCTTGATGTTGATCCCGCTCTTGCGCTTGCGGGTACTCCGCTTGCGTGCCATGGGGGCATTCTACCCCCTCTGGAGCTACTGCAACCGCTTTAGCACGCCCCGACGGCGCTCCGCTGCCTTATCCAGCGGTACGTAGGCCGGGGCCTCCCCGGTGGCCAGGGCGGCATGGTCCTCCAACCTGACAAGGACCAGGAGTTCGCCGTCGAGTTCAAAGATGACGCCAGGCTTGGCACCATCACCGTGCCCCGCTGGGCCGCGCGTGCCTTGGACCGCCTCTCGCCATAGGCGAGCAATGGCCCGTAAAGCTGTCTCCCGAATTGTCTCAGTTGCCTTGACGCTGTAGACGAAGCCTCCGCCATCCTTGCCATCGAGCTTGAGAAAGCGGCCACTGCCCGACGCAGCGACGACACGTCCGCCGACAACTTCCATCGCACGTACTTCTGCGGATCTGCCGATGTCATTGCTACTCCTCCGGAGCTTCCGGCTCATCGCCAGGCTCTCCCGTCCACTCGGCACCGTCGAGCGCCCACTGGAACAAGCCGGTCTGATAGACACGGCTCTTGGCAGTGCAAAACGTCGGCGTGTGGCATTCGCCATCCTCGTTGTCTTCCGAGGGACGGCGTAGCTCCACGACGATCCCGACCTCCAGCAGTTCGTCCTCGCCGTGGTTCTCCTCCAGGTAGGCCATGAACAACTGAGCCGCCTCGGCCACCTTCAGAGTGTTGATCGTCACGTCTTGTCCCGCTCCTTGACGGTAATCGTCATCTTGGTTGGCAGTCCCACATGTTCTGTCTCGACCCGCCGCAACGCCTCCCTGCATGCCTGCATCACGCGGTCGATGTCCAGCGGCGTGCCAGTGATCTTGACTTCAGATCCATCCGAGATGTCAAGTAGCACGCACACCTTACTCGGTCCTCTCCAAGATGGCATTCGGCACGATCTCGATGGCCTCGACCGGCCGCTCCTCGTTGAGCATCGCGTCAAGCACGATGCCAGCGGCGGCGAATGGCCCTTCCATCCAGATCTCGGACTGGACGCCGTGGGCGTAGCTGAGTGTTATCTGGATTGCCATTAGAACTGCCTTCCGTGCTTGAAGGGACGCTCGGCGTTCCTGGCCATCTTGCGCACCATCAGGTCGCCCAGCGCGATCTTCAGCGCCGTGGCCACGTCTCCGATCCGGATCTCGGCGTCGGCCAGTTCCTCTCCGAACTGCTCGGCCTCGTCGGAGAAGTCCGGGTTCAGGAGCTTGTCAACGCCGAGGTCACGCAGCGGCTCGACCGCCTCGCAGATCTCGGTGATGATTAGTAGCAGCTTGGTTGCCACCACGTTGTTGCGCAGCGCCTCTGCCGCCAGCTTGAGGCCGTCCACCGTGGAGCAGCCCAGGAAGGTGACATCGGTGGTGAAGCGCTCCTCCTTGCTGAGATAGTCGCTCAGCGCGCCCAGCCAGTCGGCCAGCTTCCAGTCCTCATGGAAGCCGTGGTCCTCGCTCGTCTGCCAATGCTCCTGCGCAAGCGCATTGACAACTGCCGCCTCGACACTGGGGCCGTGGCCATCGGTGTCCTGCGGAGACTGCGTGACGTGTCTCATCCCTCTTGGTACTCCTTCTCCGCTTCGCTGTTGGCGTTCCCTGGCATCCCGTCAATCAGGTAGTCAGGGTAGGTGAAGTTCTTCAGGTCTTTGGCCCGTAGCTCGATGCGCCTGTTCGGTGGCCTGCCGACATGGACGCGCTCCTGGATCTGGTCGAATCCCTGGCAGAACTGGCAAGGGAGATGACTGGTCCGGAAGTTGGCATGCGGCATTCCACGCTCGTCCCTGCATTTCGAGCAGTACACCGCCATGACATTTACTCCTCTCTGAGCGGCCTGACAATGCCTGGTCGCCTCGGTTGTTCCTCCTCAGCCCACTCGCGCAGGCGCTCCATGTCCACCAGACCCCCCAGACGGCCCGCCTGAACCGCTGAATCGCTCCAGCCGTACTTGGACGCCTCGACGCCTGTGGCGTTCTGGTAGCGGCCCTGGTAGGGGTTCCGGCACTGCGCTGCCAGGTACTCGAACACCATCTGGCAAATCGGCTTGCCGGGGCGCAGCTTGATCGGCACCCTCCGAGCGTTGAACAACTCCATTGTCACCGGCCCCTGGAAACCAGGATCGATGTTGCCGCCGGTGATGTGAATGAAGATGCCAAGTCGGGCGCAGGAGGACTTGCCGTCCAACCGTCCGGCGATGTTGTTCGGCAGGTACACCGTCTCGGCGGTGACTCCCAACATGAACTCGCCAGGGTGGATGATGATCCCGTCAGGGCGCTCGACCTTGTGTGCGCCGCTGTCCTGGACATCACCCAGGTCGATCATCGCCTGATCGTGCTCGGAGAAGACGATGAACTCGGTGCCAAGCGTCATGTCATATGACGCTGGATTTAGTCGCTCCGCATTCCACGGCACGATCATCCCGGTCTGGGATTCAATGTGCCAATCGGGGAGAATCGTCATGCGACCTTCTTGAAGCGCGGCACCTGTTCACCGTCGCGCTCGACCATGCTGTTCCAGCAGTCCTCACCGTCGTCCTCGTTCAGTGGCCTGACAGTGAACATGACGTTCTCGTAGAAGCGATCCCGCTGGCGCTCTGGGTCGAGTGTCATGTAGGCGACACCTTGGCCACCGTTCCACTCCAGCCGCACCAGACCGATGGCAATGTAGTGGCCACCCTTGTAGTGCTCGTAGATGCCAGGACCCTGCCAGTTGTCAATCATCATCAGGCACCTTGTCAATCCATACGGAAACGGGGAAGGGTGGGATCTGGCTCACCTGGAGGCAGAAGTAGCCGCCGTCCATCAGCAGCATGATCTCGCTCTCGGTGAAGCGAGCACCGGCCAAGTAGCTGCCATCACGCCAGCGCCCCGGCTGCACGTCGCGCAACTCGACCGTCTCGCCATCGGGTGTGGCCAGTCCGAGTTTGATGACACCTGGGTTGCCCATCACCCTGACAAAGATGCCACCTCCCTCAACGATGTTGTCGAGTGGGTCTGGCTGCCAGAACGAGCGCACGTAGCCCTCGTCCATGTTGCGCTCACACGGCATGACGCCCGCATCCTGCCGCTCCGCTAGGTGGTAGCGGAAGTTGCAGGCCGGTGTCTCGACCGGGATCATGCCAAGGCAGCTTTCACCGCCGCCCACAGGTACTCCGGTGTACTGGCAGAGGCGCGGTCGAACTCGTTGTCAGGTTCGATGTTGGTCGGCACCAGCACGTAGGCATCGCCGGGGTGGATCTCCGTCTTCTCCATGATCGTCACGACGCAGTTGCGCGCATCGCTGTCATGGAAGGTGTGCGCTGGCTGGGTGTAGCTCTGACCGGCGCTGATCCCCCAGGTGAAGTCCTGCACCGCCAGACCCCGGATGCCGGTGTCCTCCAGGCGACTGTCACTCGCCTTGCCATAGACGGCCTTGTAGAGCTTGACCTTCATCGCTGAGGCGCTGACGCCCCGGTGCTCATGCCACTCGCTGCCGACAACCAGGGAGTAGATGCGCTGCTGCATCGTCCCCTTGATGATCGAGGAGTGCATGTCGAAGACGTGCGTGTGAAGCTCGTTGTGTGTCTCCTGCCTTGGCAATGCAAAGCCAGGCGGGTTCCAGATGTGCAGCCGCAGCGATGCGCCGCTGTGCCCCTTGTGATGACTGGCTCGCCAGTTCTCCTCCACCGGCTGCAAGTCAACCTGGATGAAGCCGTTCGGGTGGATGCGGATGTTGCCACCGCCATCCTCCTTGACATCTTCTACTGCTCCGCGAACCCACTCGATATCGTACTGCACGCCGCTCTCCTCGCTCGGTTGATAGCGGGATCATACAGCAAACGGGAAGCCCCGTCGGGAGGGGAACTGCTATGGGTTTTGACGGAGCTTCCCGGAGCGAGGCTATCACAGCCCCAGAGCGGCGATCACGCCGATAGCGGCGAGCGCGCAGATACAGAGCAGACAGAGCAGGAAGACGGCCTCTCCGCTCAGGCCGACCTCACCACGACCTCGAACTGTGCCAAGCGCATTGGCTGGCTGCCGCGCCGGGGCAGTCGCCGCGCGCTGTCGTCCATCACGACGAGTTGTGTCAACTCACGCGGAACTCGCACCACGTCGCGGTCGCCGCTCGCGTGCAGACGCGCGTAGCGCAGCGCTGTCTCGATGCCGAATGCGACTGGAGTGTCACACGGCGCATCCTCGCTGAGTCGCGTGATGTAGACGTGGACGCCGCCACAGCGGTCGCACGTGAGCGACTTCGAGTTGACGATCAGTCTCGGATGTCCATCTGCCATGTAAAGCTCCCTTACACCGTTTCGCGGCGGAACGAGTCGCCCATCAGCTTGCAGCGTTCGTGCTCTCGCTCCGAGATCACCACGAAGGGTATCTGCTGGGCGTTGCCCTCGGCGTCGATCACGTACATGTTGTCGCCGTGCTGAGCGAAGCCGACCATCCCAGGCGGCGCGGAGATCAGCCCGTCGATCATGTCGAGATCCCATGGCTCCTCAGTGTCGAGCACGAACACCGGCACCGCTCCCCTTGACATGTAGGGGAGCCGCATGCCGCGCACAGCGCTCTCCTCCTTGTCCACCAGGAGGCGACCTTCCTTCATGACCATCAACGACGCTTTCATATGTGACTCCCTTGATCCGTGGAGGCCCAGCGCGCACTCACCGGCACACGCTGTCGCTCGCCCTGCTGATCGATTGGCGCAGGTTGGATGTCGCGTGCTGACAGGCAGCCTGTCGGCTGGACCTGAAGCTGCATTCGCCGCACGCCGTCGCCTTGGCGGATGAGCACGGTGCCGTCGCTCTCCCACGCCAGGATGTCGCGCGGCTTCAGGTCATCGAATCCTGTCAACAGAGTCACTTGTCTCGCCCCTTGTCTACTGCTCGGTAAAGCCCTGCACTTGCGCTTCTGACGTTGCCGGTGCCAGCGGCAACTCCTCGGAGTCAGGAGTGATGACGTTCTGGACGACCGTCATGCCGCTTGCCTTTGGCACGCCTGCCTCAGACAGCGAGTCCCAGTTCTGGGACCCCTCCATGAACTTGACGATGATCCCCCACACCGCCGCCACCGCGCTGAGCATGACACTGCCCTTGGCAATCGCCTCTGTCGCTGGCGAGCCGGGGACAAGGTTAGTTTCCAGCGTCGTGACGAACGCTGCAATGGCAGCAAGGATGCCGCTGATCGCGGCGATCCGATTCGGTGTGAAGACTTGCTTGATCTTCTTCATACGCCCAGTGGGTTGCCGTCAGGGACGTTCGGCTCCTCGGGCAGCGGGTCGAAGTCGGGCGCGTTGGGGTCGTCATCCGGGTTGTCGTACTCCGGAGACGGCAGCGGCTCATCGCCCTGCGGCTCCGTGTTCTCGGGCTGACCGGCGACGAACTCCTCCTCGACCTCGCTGTCGTCGTGGACCTCCTGGTAGTCGTTGATGGCATCGGACATGTAGCCGTCCGGCAGATGGGCGTCCGACCCCTTCGGATTCAGGTCAGGTGTTGACATCCGTGTTGTCCTCCTAGCTGGGGTCGCGGACCAGGCACCAGCCGACCACTTGGCCACGCCGGTTGTGGCGCGCGACCTCGCCGCCGTTGAAGTTGGAGCCGTTGCTGGACGAGGTGTTGCCCTCGATCATGTCGTACGGGGCCTTCTCGACCGTGGCGAAGTGACAGGTCGAGCAGGAGATCACCGCATGGTCACCTGGCCTGACACGACTGGGATCGGTGGTGAACGCCTTGTAGATGCCCTGGCCCTTGATGGCCAGTTGCATGTTCAGGAACACCGACGCCGTGCCGCTGCCCTTGACACCGACATCCCACGCCTGGCAGACCGCGAAGCAGGCGCACCAGGCCACGCCGTCGCCGCCGAACACGCGCTTCTGCCAGCCGCTCGGCTGCGGTGAGCCACGGTTGGAGCCACGCGGGCTTTCGTGGACGCCGATGAAGCTGGCAGCTTGCTTGACGGCCTTCGCGCGCCAGTCGGCCGGTGTGTTCTTCTCGGCCTTGCCCCACTTGTCATGGGACTTGTCCCAGGACTTGTACGCCTCGCCGGTCCTGGTGGCCACGCACAGCGCACGCCAGCGAGCGCGCCGCCCGTACTTCTCGTTGTTGGGGTCGTTGTTGCTCAGCAGCCGGTACAACTGCTTGCGCCGGTTGACAAGCCAGTTGGTGCAGTCCTGCTTGCGCTTCTTCTGCTCGGCCGTCGTGCTGGTGACCCACATCCAGCACTCGCGCTCCTCGATGTACGCCTTCTCGGCATCGGTGCAGACCGCAGGAGCAGGCAGATTGACACGGTGCTTGGGCGCACCGCTCTTGCACTTGCCGAGGAAGTTGTAGCGCGAGCGCCGATGCGCATGCTCCCAGCCCGGCGTTCCAGCAACATCGCCGTTGGCAAGGTCCTTGATGAGCTTGCGCTGCTTCTCGATCCAGGTGTGACACTCGGCCTGACGCTTCCGCTGGGCCGTGTCAAACCCCGGCCAATGCTCGATCAGCCGTAGGGTCGTGAACTCGTTCCAGTGCGCCTTCTCGGCGTCTGTCAGGTCACTGTACTTTCCTACTGGTGCCGCCATTAGGCTGCCGCCCCCTGTGGTTGTGGCGCAGGGATCGGAGCAGGCTCGCCAAACAACTGCTCCAGTTGCTCCTTGCGCTTCTTGTTGGCTGTGTTCTTGACAAGTGTGTTGGCTACGTCTTCGGGGTCGAAGCCCTGGCCGACGAGCCGCCGATGCAGTTCCACGAACTCCGCATCGGTCAGTGAGTTGAGCGTGGCCGACGACCAGCCCTTCGGTGCCTTGACCTGCACGACCACGTTGTCCTGCGGGTTGCTGTCGAGCGTGCTGCGCAGTGTCGGGGCCATCTGGTCAACCATGTAGTCGAGCCGCTGGGAGCGCACATCGTTGAGCCAGAGATCGACGCGGGCCTGCGTGACATCGATCCCGTACTGCTCCAGCCACTTTGACGCCTCGCCCATGTTCATCTCCTCCATCAGCCCCGCCGCACGGCGCACCAAGTCGCGTCGCTTGTCAAGTGCTGACTGAGGGATGTTTGCCTTCTGGGCCTGCGTCTGCTTGACCACCTTGGCAGCAGTTCCACCGCCACCGTCGCCTCCCTTGGCCTTGCCATCGCCCTTGGCAGTGAAGCGACCGGAGGCCACGTCGGCGTTCGGGTTGCCGCTGACCGCACCTCGGAAGATGGCACCGGCGTTGTCGGGTTGAGCAGCGACCTGGCCTGGCGCTCGGGCTGCCAGCATGATCGGCGGCGTGTCATCATCACTGGTGATTACAAACTCGCTCATCGTTCACCCCACTACGCAGGCCAGAATCCTCTTTTGACCGCCAGGACTATTGACGGTGATCTGCTGGAGCGAAGATCCGGCCGGACAGTTCATTGCTCCTGACGGACCCTGGGGGCCTTCTGGTCCTTGAGGACCACGCGGGCCGGTAGCTCCTTGTGGCCCACGCGCTCCAGTCTCTCCCTTGTTTCCATCAGCGCCCTTGTCACCCTTCGAGCCGGTGGCACCTGTCTCACCCTTGGGGCCTGTTGCTCCTGTCGCTCCAGCGGGTCCCTGCGGCCCCGGAGGGCCTTGCGTGAGCTTGACCGGCCCCAATTGCAGGGTGATGTTGCGTGGTCCCTTGCACGACCCCTCACGCACGTTGAGATCGCCCTTCGTCTCGATCCCGCCCCAGTTCTGCGCGCAGACATGGATGACACCAGGGTTGCCTTGCGCCCCAGCGATCCCTGCCCCGGCCAGCAGGGTCGATACCACCGCTATTGCTAGTACGTGTCTCATGGGTGTGCGATCAGCCAGCCGCCCAACTCGGTCAGGTACTCGTCGGTGCCATCGGCGTCGAACATGATGAACGCGGTTGACGTGTCGTTGTCGAAGTAGGCCGTCGCTCCCTCGGGGGCGTCGTCCGGCATCTCATGGACGTACACGATGGAGAAGTTGGCGCGGGCGATGGGGACGAAGCCGAGCACGCCGTAGGGGTGCTCCTTCCACATCTCCTTCCACGCCTCCTTGACGGTGAACAGGGTGTTGTCACGGCGCTTGCACTCCTCGTCGTGCTCGATCCCATCCGTCGCCCTGACGTACTTGATCCCGTTGGCCTCGGCACTGATGAGCGTGGCCGCGTTCACCGCATCGCGTGTCTCCGACCTTGCCACTCGGTCGGCCTTGTGGCCCTCGAAGCCGCTGAAGTGCGCCCGCACCTGATCCGCGATCTCGTCAGCGGTCAGCCCATCCTGCATCTGCTTGACGAGGAAGTCGCGTAGCTCGTTGCGGACCGTCTGGTGGGTGAGCTTGATGAGCCGTGCCGACTGGCGCGCCAGCCAGTCGTCAAGTTGCTTGTCGTCCCACTCGGTGTCGATCCGGCTCCGGGACTTCTCCAAGTCCTGCGCTCGCTCCGCGATCCGCCGCAGCAGCGCCTCCGACTTCTCCCGTAGCTGCTGCATCTTCTCGGACTCGTCGCCCCAGGTGGCGAGCAGCGTGTTCGCCAGCTTCGTCGCTGCCTTCTTCGTCATGGCGATGATCTTGTCAGGCTTCTTGTCAGCGAACATCATGATGATCGACTCGACGTTGACCGAGCGGAACTCGTCGTCGTCCAGGTTGACATCTGCTGGTTCGAGCTTGGCCGTGGCCACGTGACCGGCGAACTCCGGGTAGAGGTTGCGGTAGTAGCCGAGCCACAGCCGCCGCAGTTGCAGCATCAGCGAGCGGATCGTCCTGTCGCTGTAGTGGTAGGTGCTGGGCAGGCCCGCCACGAAGTCATCGATCTCGCTCAGTTCGATCAACTCGCGTCCGGCCACGTACATCATCGGCGTCACGTGCGGCTCGTCGCTGAAGCCCATGGCCGAATTGTTGTTGCCATTGGCAGTGACACCCGGCGCTGAGCCACCGGCCTGAAAGCCGGGGTTGACAGCCGGGTTGCGAATGATGCCGATGCCGTTGGCAGTCGGCGTCACGCCGGGAGGCTGCGCGTTGGCCTGCTGCTGGATCATGAGCGCCTGGTCGGCTGCCAACTGGGCTGGCGTCTTCAGTGGCGTTCCAGAGCGCCGGAAGATCTCGACCAGATCGACCATGGAGAAGGCGTTCGGGTTGCTCTGGCCGATCAACTGGAGCACCTGCTTGTAGAACTCGATGTCCTCCTTGCGGAAGCCGTGCGACACCTTCTTCGCCCTGCCACCATTGTTGATGAAATCGGGGAAGTTGAGCGTGAGCAACTGCGGCAGCCACAGCCGGTTGATCTCGTCATCGATCTCGGCCATGTCGAGTTCGAGCGATTCGGTCAGCATCTCGGCCATCTGCTCCGCGATGTTGCCACCTGTGTTGCCACCGCTCTGGTTGCCGCCGATGAAGGCCAGGTCCGGCACCCAGATCGAGCGCAGCTTCATGATGTTGATGTAGTTGAACCTGTCATCGAACACCTTGAGCGATTCCCAGGGCGTCTCCATGAACTTGAAGTCCCACTCGCGCTGGGTGGCCGACGAGTCGAGGCCCGCTGTCGCCATAGTTGACGGGACGGCGGCGACAGCGTTCGCCCTGATCCGCTCCGCTGCCTCCAGCGCGATCTCCCAGTTGGGCCGCGTCTCGCCCGTCTCGGCATCGACAAGCGTGCTGCCCTCCGGGTGGTAGGCAAGCACTGGCGGGATCGCCAGGCGCTCATACGCCCGGTTGGACATCATGAACAGGAAGCGGTAGGCCCACCAGTAGTCCCGCGCGAAGCCGATGCGCGGGTAGCCGTACATCGAGCCGTGCTCCTCGTTCTTCTGGTTGACAGCCCAGTACGAGTGCCAGATGTCAATCTGCCTGACGCTCTGGTTGCCCTTCTGGCTGCTGGCCTTGAAGCCCGACGCCTTGTTGCGCTGGGCGGGCGGCACCTCGTAGGCCATGCCGGTGAACTCGCCCGTCTTGTCATCGAACTGCGGCGTCGTCTGCTCGGGCCGCAGCGCCACCGGGTTCTTGTAGATGATCGGGTTGACGTTGCCCTCGTTCCAGGCGGGCTGCTGCGCCTTGGCAGGGTCGGTGGCAGTCGGGTCACTCCAGGTGCCACCGGGGTTCTGGAAGATGAAGCGCTTGACGATCCCCTGGAAGCCGAAGTCCTTGCATAGCTCGCGCTGGAAGATCAGCGTGGCGTAGATGCCCCGCAGGCAAGCGTCAAGAAAGGCGCTGATCTGCGGATTGGGACCGTTGTTGTCATACGCCTCGATGTGCCACTCCGCGCGCACCAGCGGCACCTTCATGTAGTGCAGTCCGAACGCGACCATCGGGTCCTTGCGGATCTGGCGAAGCTGCGCCAGCGTCACGCGCTCCGCATCGAACGGCGGACCGAGCGTGTCTCGCTGGGCTTGCCATGTGGTCTGGTCCGGCGTCTGCTCCGCGAGCGTCGGAGCCTGCTCGGACCCCAGCACCGACTTGACTTGCTTGTCAAGCTCCTTGGGATCGATGACGGTCGTCTCGATCTTCGCCTTGGCCTGCTGAGCCGCGCCCATCTTCACCGCTCTGGCGGTTGACACCGGGGCGCGAGCACCGCGTGCGACAGTGGGCATGTCAACTACCTTCCTATCTCAATGTGAACTGGGGGTCCAGGTGAACCTGCGTGCCGCCTGAGAACGCCACCTCGCCGTGGCGCTCCTGTCCATCTTCCATCGCTCGTCGTCCTGCTGAGACGGTCATCGCACGCCGCTCTCGCCGGTTGGCAGAAGGCATCCCTTGCTGCACTCCACCAGCCGTCACACGCTTGCGGGTCTTGTCCTGCTCGATGACCTCCGCATTGGCAATTCCGTACCGCCACGCCGCCATTGCGTGATTGTATCTGTCAAGTTCCTTGCCTGTCTTCGGGTTCTTCTGCCAGACCTCGACCTCCTCGCAGAACATCTCGCAAGCGTCGATGTCAACAGCAAACCTGTCATCCACGACGAGGTTCTGCACGACCTCGATCAGACGCCCCTTGTCGCGCGTCTTGACAGGCCAATCGGACTTCATGCCATGGTTGACGAAGATCAGCCGGTCACCCTTGCCAGCCGGATCACAGAAGCGCCCGTTCACTCGCCAGGCTTGACCGCCAACTTCCTTGTCGCGCTTGTAGGCGTCCTCTACCTGGACGACTCTCTTTGCGAGCGTAGCGCTGTCAATACCAGCGACATAGATCTCGCGGAAGCAGACATACGTGCCCGCCGCCAACCAGATGGGTTGGTAGTTGAAGTCGATGCCGGGGACCTCTGAGGTGAGGTACTGGAACCAGAGCACGCAGGCAGGATGCCCGGTTCCCCAGTCAACGCCCTGGTAGATCGGTCCGTAGAGCCGGTGCGGGACGTAGTTTCTGATCCCGTACTGGGGGAGCGACCAGCCAGGGATGTATGCGTTCTCGTCTTTTCCTTCACGACACTCATGTTGTAGCACCCACGTCCCCGGCGTGTTGCGCTTGAATGTCTGTCGCACATCGATGTAAGGTTTCCAACCACGGCCCCGGAACGCCTTGCCGTCAACAACCTTGCCATCTTCGTAGACGGCGCAGACGTGGTTGAGTCTACGTGGTTCACCGACCAACTCAGGTGTCGGTGCCTCGTTGCCCCAGCGGCCCTTGGCCACGCGGTGACACTGACAAGTCTCTTTCGGGTCCAGCCCCAGTTCCTTGCAGCGCTTGCGCCGCTCACGCAGAGGTGCGCACTGGCAGTTTGCCACCTCGGCTGCCGTCTCCCAGATGCACCAGCGGTACACCTCGAACAACGGAATGTCACCTGCCTTGAGATCCGCTGCCACCTCGTCCAAGAGCGTCTGCATGCGGCCCTTGAGCGAGTTCCGGGTGGACGTGGCGATGTCCTGCGGCGGGATCACACCCCGGAACTGCTCCATGAACGAGGGCAGTTGCCCCTTCGCTGGCAAGGACACTGCCATGCCTCGGGACTGGTTCCAGACCGCTTCCTCCATCATGTCGATCTCGTCGGCATGCGCCTTGGCAGGGTGCGGGCCAGAGACGGCATTCTCTGAACCGGCAACCACCTCGACCTTGGAGCCGGTCTTCCAGACGGTGTGCGACTGGAGCGGCTTGCCCCGGATGAAGTCCTTTACTATGTCAGTACGCCTGCCAGTCTCCTTGTCGATCTCGTAGCACCATTCCTCGATGTGCGCATAGCAGCGCTGACCCTGGCCCTCGGTGGCACCGAAGGACATCGACTCGCACCCAGCCTTGTAGGTGGAGTTCAGGAAGTGCAGACAGGCGACAATGAACGTCTTAGAGCCACCTCGGTTGGCAAGTGCCAAGGCTGCTGATACACGCTCGAAGTAGAGATCGGCTAGGAACTGAAAGGGTGCGACGTGATCCGGGCAGACAGCGACACGTGGGATGTCAACTCGAAGGTTGACCTTCACCCACAGATGAAGCTCGTCGTCGTTCTGCGGACCGTCGCTTCGCAGCTTCCTCGTAAGCGTTTGGACGCGGCGCACGATCTCGCGCAGTGCCACCTCGTCCATTTCCGTTAGCACCTGAGGTGTCACTCCCAGCTTCCGCAGCAGCGGCGGGATGTCCTGCTCCGTTATGTCGCTGAGGATGACCTTCTCCCGCTCCTTCTTCTTGCGGGATGTCTTCGTAGGCGGTGGCTTCGATGACCTCTGGGAGCGCACGCGCCGCTGTGTCGATGTAGGCGGCGGTTTGTCGGTCACCAAAGAGTGCAAAGAGCGTGCCAAGCAACTCCTCCTTCGTCTGGTTGTCGATGTCGGCGGACTCCTCGTCCAGTTGCAGCTTGGCCTCGCGGTTCTCGATGTCCATCGCCAAGCGAACGGCATCAAGGTTGGCCTTTGTGCCAGCGTCAGGATCAAGTGCCCTGTCAAGAGCCTGGCGCAGCTTGGGCTGGAGGCGAGTGCGGACGTACTCCGCAAGCGACTGCGCGGCACGCTGACGCGGCCGTCCTGCTCCAGCTTGAGCGCCGCCAAAGCGACCCTGGAAGATCATCTGGTAGGCACGGACCTGCGGCTCCTTGTGGTACACGTACTTGCCAAGGGCCGTGTCATACTTGGGCGGCTCATGCCCCCTGTCAACCAGCCATTCGAGCGCCGCGACCTGATGTTCGTTCAGACCAACGTCGTTCTCAGGCGGGATGTCATCACCGTCTGGAGGGACCAATGCCGCTGCCATGCAGGCATTCTACATGCCCTATGGATGGGATGCTGGCTTGAAGCGCGTATCGTGCGCCCTGGACGGCGGAAGCAGCATCCGCTCGCGGAAATGGCCCGTCTCGCTCTCGTAGCCGATGTACGTGCGGTTGGGGCCGTCCTCGATCACCCAGTCCCACTCTGGCAGGTCCCTGAGGTCCAGTTCCCGGACCCTCAGCACCACTTCCAGCAGCCCCAGATCGACCGTCAGGACAGGACTTCTGTAACTTCTATTGGCACGTTTCGTGATGCCGTACCCGATCAGAGCGCGACGTATCACCCGCTCTGACACATTGGCCTGCCCCATAATCGTCTGGAGATATGTCAAGCCACCTATCGTGAAGTTGGCTGTCTCCATGCCACGGTAGCGCTCGATCCGCTCCTTGTGGCCACGTGCGTTGAAGCTGCGCTCCGACGCCTCCCACTCACGCAGGAAGACGTAACGCGGCACCCTGCCCTTCTTCAGTGCGCGCCGGAATATGACAGCTTTGTTGTCATCAGCCTGGCAGTTGCGACACTTGGCCTTCAGGTAAAGCGCTTTAGTATCAGTACCACTGACAGGCATCTTGTGCGTGTTGTAGTCATCCTTGTCTTTGACCACGCCACAGCCCGAGCAGCGCTTGGCTGGCGGTCGCCGGTCGAAGCAGCCATCGACAATTGGACTGTCACGTACAGCCAGTCGGCGGGGCTGGCAGACCTCGCATGTCTCGGCCCGAGGCGAGATCTCACCGCCGCAGCGCGGACAAGTGCCACGCTGGTTGGCATACCAGTCATGCTTGGCCTTGCGTGTGCGTCGGCCGTCAGGATCACTCAGCAGGGTTGACACAAAGCTGGGTGAAAAGCCCATCTCACGTGCTACCGCTGTCACCGACATGCCTTCGCCGCCACCGCCCTCCGTGCGCAGTGACAGTGCGATTGCCGCTAGCTGACGGCGCGACTTACTTGCGTCGTTCGAGGACCGTCGGGGCGGCAAGGGCATGGGTATAAGCGTCCATTTGATCCGTGCCTCCCGATGTTTTGGCTAGTACCTTGACATCAGGATACTGCTTCTTGAACGCCTCCCACGCCTTGTCCTTGGACATGTTGCCCTGCCCCTTGAAGACGATGCTGCGGCTCTGAGAGGTGCCGGGGTTGAGCACGACCCCTCCGTAGCGGCTGGCGGCGAGCAGGGCGACTCCCTCATGGTGTGAGAGTGCTCGGATCACCGGCTTGGACTGGAACACGTCCAGCTTCTCAACCGCAATGACATCTGGCTTCATCGTCCGCAGCCAGAACCAGAGCCAGTTGTACTTGTCGCCCAGCATCTTGGGTGCACTGTCCTTTGGGTTGTCAGGTTTCCAGGTCACGGCCTGGATGCACTCGCCATTGACAACTAGGGCGATGGCAGAGAACCCGGTCTTCGCGTTGTCTACGCCACAACACCTCATCGGTCCCTCTCAGCTTGAGCGCCTACGGTCAGCCCGCTAGCGTAGCAGGCCACGAACAGATCCAGCGCGTACTTCTTGCGAGCGTGGAGGATTCGGTCGCTGTTCTCCCCCATCACCTCGCGGGCGAATGTCATTGTGCTTGGCACATCGAACTCGACCACGATCAGTCCGGCCTCGACGGTCGGCGTGTAGGCATCGAGCGAGCGCCGTCCAGGGAACACTCGCCCTGCCCGTTTGAGGACAAGTCCCCTGGCAGTCTCTAGGTCATCGTAGTCAATCATGTTGCTCCTGAACGACGAAGGGGAGAGCCGAAGCCCTCCCCTCCGCACCGGGCATGGTCGCCAGTGTTGTCAGTGTCGCTGCCGCAGGTACACGATGAGCGCCACGACGATGAGCAGTGCGACCACCGGCAGACGGCTCTCGTTGTGGCGGATCTTGACACTGATCTTGAAGTGGTCCATCAGCGTGTCCGACGTGTCCGGGTCCTGGTCCTGGTTGCTCCTGCGCCCCTGCCAGCGCTGGTGCCGCGAGTCGAGAGGCGCGGGGCACCCATCTGGTCCTCGCTCTCAGCCTCGTCCCCGACGAAACCGCCAACCCTGCTGATGGTTGCGTGCTTGATCTTGAGCGTCGTGGCCAGGTCGCGGAAGCGCACGTAGTCGGAGTAGGCCGACTGGACAAGCGCCTTGGCAGAGACGACCGGCTCGCTGGTCGCCGCCTGCGCCTTGCGCTTGGCCTCGTTGCTCTGGTCGCTCTCCAGGATGGCGACCGCTTCCAGATAGTCAGCGATCTGGACATAGAAGCCGTGCTCGACGTAGGCCGTGCTGGCTCGCCAGGTCGCTGTGGAAAGGGCGTTGACAAAGCGCCCCATCAGGTTGGACATCTCGTCGTGACTGGTGCTGGCCAGGTCATCGGGGATGACAGGCATCTCGCCCTCCCAGTCAGGAGGAGCACCCAGTCCGGCCACCGCAATGGCCTTGTCATGAAGGCGGGCGTTGACGAACGCCGTCGCCAGCCCACCCGGCACCGCCGCCAGCAGTGCATCCTCGTCCGGGGCCTCCTTGCCCCTAGACGGCAGCTTGAGCGCTAGCTGGGATGAGCTAGCGCCCTTGCCGTTGCTGCTGCTGGCAGGGCGACGACGCCGAGTCCTTGTCGCCCCAGTTGGCATCAGACCTCGATCTCGATCTCGCCCTCGGCCAGCGCCTCCAGGATCATCTCCCTGGTCAGCGTGATCGTTCCCGCGCCGTTGGAGGAGGGCTTGGCCTTGCCGCCGGTCAGCCCCGCCAGCCCGCCACGGCGGCGCTGCGGCTTCTCCTCCTCGCCGTCGCCGTCGCCCTCGCCCAGCGCGGCCTCCAGTTCGTCCAGTCGCTTGAAGACGTTGGAGCGCGGGGCCTTGCGCCCGTTCTCGTAGGCCCTGACGTACTCGATCTGCTCCAGCGTCAGGTCGCCATCCTTGGCAGCCTGCGCCAGCACCTTACGGATGTCGGCGGCAGTCGCCTTGTCATAGCCCTCCCACGGCTCCTCGCTGGGGGCCTCGCCCTCGCCCTCGGCCTCGCCGTCATCGCCGCCCTCGCCCTCCGGGGGGATGATCTCATCGATGTAGGCGAGCACGCGGCTGGAGGGCTTGTCCTGCGCCTCCTCCCAGGACGCGATGGCGACGAGCGAGTTGTAGTCGTCGTCATCGTCCATGTCGAGTTCGAGCGCCTTGATGGCCTTGACCCGGCTGGCCGCGCTCAACTCCTCGTAGCCCTTGATGATGTCCTCGATGTCCACGGCGGCCTCGCCGTCGCCATCGTTGTCACCGTCGGAGCCGTCGAGTTCCGGCAGGTCCCCGAACTCCACCTCGTCGCCATCGACCGAGATCCCGGCGAGTTCCAGGATGTTCTCGATCAGTTCGCCCATGGCGGCGAACTCCTCGTCGTCGTTGTCCGGCGTGACGCCCTTGTTGACATAGGCGTCGAGCATCTGGGCGACGTTCTCGGCGGCGTCGTCGATGCGCTCCTTCTTCGTCTTCGGGACCGTGTAGTCATCGATGACGTTGTTCTCGATGGCCATCTCCAGGATCGCCGTCGCATGGGCGTCGTCCAGCTTCAGATCGGAGATGTCGATTGCCTGCTTGGTTGGCACTTGGCCTCCTACGTTGATGTGTACACTCGGTTGACGTTGTGGCCCGCCCCAAGCCCCTCTGACTGCCAGGTCGGAGGAGGGCACAGGGCCTCCCAGCCCGGAGCGGGCCACCCAGGGATCATAGCGCCTCAGCGCCGAGAATCAAGTCCAGAACGCTTCTACGCTGCTCTGGCGGGCTTCTCGGCCCAGAACGTCTCGACCGCCTCACGCACGCGCGACGGGTCGTACTCAGGGCGTATCTCCCGCGTATCGTCCACGCCTGCGCTGGCGCTCAGAGCGATCCTACCACCCGCAGCGACGGCAGCGCGGTGATCGTCCCGGCAGATCTGTCCCCAGTCGCACCATTTGCAAGGGTAGTTGTCTTTCGTCCACTGCCAGCCGAACGGGTGTGAGAAGCGCTTGTCATCGAAGTTGGTAGCAGGCAGCAGGTCATCGAGGAACGCCTGTCGCCAACTGGCAAGGCGCTTGCGGCCTGCCGCCATGAACGCCGGGTCGTACTCGAACATGAACTCGAATGTGTCAATCGGGTTCTCACGGCTGACGTAGTACAGGTAGCCGCGCCGGGGCGGTGCCAGCGTCACTTCCCGCAGGCACTTGGTGCCGCCGTGCAGCGGACACATGACAGCATCCTTGGCGACAATGATGGCGAAACGGCCTGAGTTGAGACAGCGCAGCTTCGTGATCGCGCCCGCCTCATGCGCCACGCCGATCTGCGCCTTGACCTGCATCACGTGCTTAGGGTCAGGCCCACGGATCAACCGGCGCATCTGCTCGATCACGTCAGCGTCCTTGCTCTTGACCTCGGCCACCAGCGGCTCGATGTCGCGTGGCCAGCAGACGATGCTGTCAACCGTGGAGGTGAACCAGTAGGCCGGGTCGATGTACTGGTCTTGGAGCACGAATGGCAAGTGTGCTGGCGCAGAGACGAGGTAACCGGCGTCGTACCACTTGCGCACCAACGAGTCCTCAAGTGCCTTGCCAGCTTCAGCCACCTGGCGTAGCCAGCGCGGAGTGACAGGCTTGATGAAGTCCATCATCGTGTAGAGCGCCGCCCGCCCGCAGGCGAACTGCTCGGCCGGGAACGACGAGCCATGGAAGCTGACATGCCAGACCTGGCCGTGGGCATGTCCGATCCTCGGCTGCTCGCGCTCCAGCAGCGCCGCGAACTTGTACGACGCCTCGGTCAACGGGTCGATCTCCCGCATCAACCCGATCCTGGCCCAGAACTCTCCCCTTGTAAGTCCCACTGTCACTCCGTCCCTAGAAACTCCCCGAGCAGCACCCTGTCAGGTCGGTAGCGTGCTCGCCAGATCGTCTTGATCGTCCACTTGTGGCCGCGTGGACACAACAGGTAGCGCTCGAACGAGGGCTTGATGGCAATCGGCTTGAACATGGCGGCGTCAACGTCAAACACGTCCTGGTCCCAGTGCAGCGACAGATCAGTGATCCGCTCGCCGCAGGTCGGACAGTGAAGCTCACTGACATCGACACCTTGCATGTCACTTCATCATCCGCACTTGCAGCGGACCGCAGGGCGACTCGAAGCGCACGTTGTCAGCCGACCTGGCGTATAGCCAGCCACGCTCGTCGTAGCGCTCGATGCAGCCGGTGAACTGGCCTAGCTCGCCTGGCGTGCGCGAGTAGGCGGCGTCGTAGGGCCACTCTATGACCACCCAACTGCCAACTGGAAAACTCGGCTGCAAGCGGCGAGCGCGGCGGGCATGGGCGCTGCCTGCGTGCGCGTCTCTGGAGCCGCCGAAGGGCTGACGGAGGGCTGGCGATCTCCCAGAGGGCGGCTTCGTCAATGTGGACGACAGGGGGATATCGCCCAGACGCAACCCAGGCACCGGCTCGCTGGTAGAGGGCTTCGGCTTGCTCTCGGGTTTCGACAACTGGGTAGGCGTAACGGCCGCTTTGGACCGCACCCGAGTTGATGCCTTCCGCGAAGCGCCAGATCTCGAACTGCCGGTTCCACCACCGTCTGACAGCAGCGCGTTCAGCGGTCGGGTCGGGGAAGATGATCGGTCTTCCTTCGTAGAGGGCTTGGATGACGGCAAGTTGCCAGTCGGCAAGTTCGAGTCCGTGCCCAGCAGCGAAGCTAGCGATCCACCGCGTGATGTCTTCTTGGTTGTCTTCTTGCTTGCCCATGGGTTCTTGTCGCTCATGTGTCCAACTTCAGTCTGGTCAGGATGCGCTCGCGCAACTCGTCGTCCTCAGCGATGGCCTGCCGTGCCGCAGGCTCGCCCTTCCACCCGAAGTCGCCCTTGCCGCGCGCCTTGGGAATACGCTCGAAGTCGTCGTCAAGCGGGTAGAACATGCCGCCGCCGCCGCTGTCGATGATGTGGTAGTGCTCAGCCGCTTGCAGTAGCTCGAACTCGGTGTCGAAGCCGACCTCTTGGATCAACTCGCCGGTGTAAGTGTCAGTGACAGGGAACTGGAAGCGCATCTTGGCGTTGCGGAACGGCTTGCCGGTCGAGTTCTTGTCGAGCTTGCAGTTCATCTCCAGACCGGCAACCTCATGGCCATCCGTGCCGAGCGCCATGAAGTCGTTCGAGGCCCGCTTGTAGTCGTCGGTCAGCGCCCGGTCGTCGGTCATGTAGAGCTTCCTGCCAGGACTGAACTGGATCGAGAGCGAGTGGTTGTGCTTGAAGAAGCGCATCTGCGGCGGCGTCTCAGGGGCAACCTGCTTGCCACCCTTGAAGACCGTCTTGCCAAGCTGCGTGCGGACCTGATCCACGAAGATGATCGTGTTCTCTTGCCGGTCCATCCGCCGCCTGACCTTGCGCAGCCGCCGCCACGCCTGCGGAGCCGAGCCGCGCTCGTACTCCCCCGGCACCAGGCCCGCCTCCATCATCGACTCGGCGTTGCTCACACTGTCAACGATGACGATGTGGTACGCCTCGACCATCTCGGCCATCTGCCAGGCGATGTTCTCGATGATGTTCTCGTCCAGGACGATCAGCTTGTCCTCGTCCTTGACATCGATCCCGAGCGCAGCAGCGAAGTCCCAGGCGAACCGCTGCTCGGTGTCGTAGATGGCAACTGACATGCCATCAGGGAAGCGCGCCAGCAGCCGTTCGAGCTTCTTGGCCAGCAGGCGTGCGTAGATCTTGTTGCGCTGGGCCTCGTAGAAGCGGATCTCGCGCTCGTACTGCGCGCTGATGACCTCGCCGTAGTTCTGCGCCGTGTAGATCAGGCCGAGATTGGTAAGCGACTTGCCAGATCCCTCGTCGCCCCACCAGCGGTTCCAGTGGCCGATGGCCGCGCCGCCACCTGTCGCCCACGTGAGCATCGGGTTCCAAGGGAACGGCAGCCGGGGCACGCCGTCGAGAATGCCAGGCGTGTTGCCGGTGAAAATGCGCGTCTCCCAGTCCTTGTTCTCCAGGACCCAGGCGCGTACTGCTGCTCTCTTTGTTGCGTCAACGGGCAAGTGCCCTCATCTTTCGGTTGAACTTGACGCCGCCATTGCCATTGCGCTTGCCGGTGTTGAGCGGGGGTGGCTCCCAGCCGTGGTCCGCAGCGACCTCGATGACATCAAAGATGTCGTTGACTGTGATCGCCCCACGATCATTCTTGCGCCCTCGGACGAGGAACGCGGTCGGCTCGCGCAGGTACTTGTGATCTCGTCGGTAGGTGTGTGGGAAGAAGGTAAGTGTGTAGACATCGGAGCCGAAGGCCATGTCCACGAACGCCATCTTGTCGCCACCCTTGGTGGTGATGACAGACGTGCGGGTGACCTCGCCGCCGACGGTCACGTTAGCAGCTTCGCACTCCTCACAGTCGCAATTCGAGCCGTGGAGCCAACTGCCCTTGACCTTGCGCCGCTTTGGGGCCTGCGGGATCTCGTCCACCTCGGCCATCGTCATGATCCGCTCCTCGATGAAGTCGTAGTAGCGGACGACTGGTGACCCACTTGTCATGCCGATGTTCAGCGACTCACGCTCGAACATGGCGATGTCAGCCGGGGTCGGCGGCACCACCTCGTTAGTGGGATTGACACCCTTCTCGCGGATGAACTCAGCCACCGTGTAGGTGTCGTGGCGCTCCTCCCACGACTCGGCATACTTGTCCTTGTGCTTGACGCAGTGCATCAGCGCCAGCGTCTCCTCGGCCTTTGCCCGTAGCTCCTGCGCCACGTCGATGTCAACCTTGCGCCGCTGGAGCATCTGGACTTGCTTCTCTGACAACTTGACTGTCTTAGGTCGGGAGCAGCCACAGGCCATCTGGACCTGGAACTTCAGCATCAGACCCTCCCACTGGCCCGCCTGGCTGAGCAGGTACTCACGGTCATCGGTGCTGTCGAACGCGCCTGCCTTCACCAGTGCGATGGCATGCGTCTTGTTGGTGCCCTCGGGATTGCGCTGGCAGTAGTCGGTGAACGACATGTAAGGACGGTTGGCCATGATCCCCTGCGCCGCCGCCCAGCCCATCTCGTTGATGCTGGCCAGCCCGAAGCGCAGATTGCCATCGTCCACGATCCAGCCTGCCTCGCTGGCATTGACATCAGGCGGCAGCGCCTCGACGCCGAACGTCCTGGCTTCACGCAGCCCGGACTTGAGGAACTGTTCCTGCTCCTTCTTGTCACCCTTGGTGCCAACCGTCAGAGCAGCGGCGTAGAAGGCCAGTGGGTAGTGGACCTTCAGCCACATGTCCTGGTACGCCTGAAGGCCGTAGGAGGCGCTGTGGGAGCGGTTGAAGCTGTAGCCGCCGAAGTTGAGGATGATCTGCCAGACCTCACGGATCAGCTTGTCCGGGATGCCGTTCTTACGACAACCAGCTTCCCAGATCTCCCAGAACGGAGCCATCTCCTTCTGGGCCTCCTCTTTGCCAAGGCGGTAGAGCTTCGAGATCGCCTTGCGCATGAAGTCGGCCTGCGCCCCGGTGAAGTTGCCCATCGCCTTGCAAACCTGCATGACTTGTTCCTGGAAGGCGATGATGCCGTACGTGTAGCCCAGGTACGGCTCCAGCGAGTCATGCCACAGCTTCCACTTGCTCTTGCCCCGCTTGCGCTGGACGAACTCATCGATCTGCGCCGACGCTCCCGGTCGGTACAGCGCGTTGACCAACGCGATCTCGATTGTGTCCACTGGGGAGACAGCACGCATGGCGTCGGTCATCCCGCGCCCGGAAAGCTGGAACACGTCCCACGTCTTGCCTTCGATGAACGCATCCATGACAGGCCCCTCGACATCGCGTGGGTCACGCAGTGGCGATAGCTCGTTCGGCTCGACTGTCTCGCCGTAGTAGCGCTCGATCAGATCGACAGCGGCCTGGATCTTGTTCAGGGAGGTGATACCGAGCAGGTCGAACTTCTGCCAGCCGTACATCGAGACGATGGGGAACTCGATCCGGTCAGCCCACGCGGTGATGATCGACCGGCCGTCGCTGCCGGTCTGAAGTGCCATCCCAGTGTCCACTACCGGCTCGTCGGTGATGATGATCGCGCGGGCGTGACGACTGTCGTTCTTGATCTGATCTTCGAGGTTGAGCATGTGCTGCCACCACTCGGGGTGGTTGCCCTTGAACTTGCCGACAAGCGGGTTGTTGGCAGCGATCTTCTCCAGCCCACGCTCAGTGTCCCCGATGCTGTCACAGACCTCCTTGATCTCCTTGAAGTCGGCGTCCTGGGTGTTGGACACCTCCCTGATGACTGCACGCGGCCCGAAGGTCTGGTAGGCGATCACGTCAGCCACGCGGTTATAGCCGTAGACCACACGCAGGTATTCCTTGACAAGATCCCTGCCATACTCGCCACCCTCGAAGTCGGTGTCGATGTCTGGCATGCCCTCACGGTCGGGGTTCAGGAAGCGCTCGAACAGCAATTCATGCGGGATCGGATCGATCTGGGTGATGCCGATCAGGTAGCTGATGATGCAGCCTGCGGCGCTGCCTCGGCCGAGTCCGACACGGATCGGTTTCTTGCGCTTGCCCTTTGGGTAGATGACCCTGGACCCGATGCGGATCGGGAGCGGCTTGCTGCTCTTGGCCCACCGCACAAAGTCCCCGACGATGTAGAAGTAGGCGATGACATCTTTGTTGACAAGAACATCCCACTCCTCCTTGACCCGGCGCTCGTACTCCTCGTATGGGTAGCGCTTCCAATGCTGCGCCGGATAGGAGTCCTTGATGCGCGTTAGCCCCTCCTGCACCCACTCCCACACAACCTTGTTGACATCGAGGTCAACGTGAGGCATCTTGAGGGACTTGCCGAACGTGAACGGCCGGAAGCTGCCAAAGAAGTCATGGGTGTTGGCCATCGCCTCCCGAACAACGGCAGTCGGAAGGTCAGGATGGTTGTCGGTGAACTGCTGAGCCATCTCCTCAGCCGACGTGAGGTACACGGAATCGATCTCCTCCGTGTAGGTGTCCTCACCCGACGCCTGTTTGCTCTCCTTCTTGGAGATCGTCTGGCGGTAGGAGATCATCCGAACTATCGACTGGGTTTGCATCCAGTGCTGGTATGGGGTGTGAACGTCCTGGGTAGCTATGAGCGGCTCGCCCAGATCATGCGCGACGTTGACAACCCCAATGTTGTACTGGCGCTGGAAGTCGAAGTTGTGCGGCATGATCTCCAGCCACACTGGCCCGAACTGCTGCATCTGGCGGACCCAACGCTTCGCCCCTCGTTCGTCGCCACCCATGATGTAGAAGGCCAGTGGCGAGGAGATACAAGCAGTGGAGAAGATCAGCCCTTCATGGTCGTTCTCCAACATGTCAAGATCGATGACGGGCTTACCGTAAAACCCGCCTCCAAACTCCTTCTTGACCCACGATTTCGCACTCAGCCGCAGCAACGTCCGCCAACCCTGTAGCGAGCCAGCGTGGATGCAGAGATGCTGCGCCCAGTTGTGACCGTTCTTGCCATACCGCGACTCGTCCGACAGGTCCATGAACCGATCTGGACGGTAGTAAGCCTCGATGCCAAGCGTCGGCACCAGCCGTTCAGTGCCAGCCCGCATGACACTGGGGTCAAGGGGGTTCTCGTACTTCTCCGGGTGGCGGCAGGCGTGAACGTGTTCCAGCACACCACCCAACCGGCCATGGTTGGTGATCGCCAGGTAGTCCTGACCCTTGCGCACCGCCTCGTAGCTGAGTTGGTTGCGGTTGGCCGACCCGTCAAGCAGGCTGTATTCGTCGTGGCAGTGGGCGTGACCCGCAAACTTGACCATGGCTCCCCTTGATAAGCCAGGTTGGTTTACATACCTTTCAGCACGACTGGTACACCAGACGGCACCGAGCCGTCCCACACGCGGGCGAACTTCTTGTCAACCGGGTCGTCAGCGAACGTGTGACGATCTCCGACCTCACCCGTTGCCTGTTCGGGATCGTGCGGGCGCGCTGCCCACTCGCGCTGTGCCTTCTCGGCTGACATCTGCGCCTCGCTCTTGGTCTGGACCAGGCCCACGATGCCGGTTTCGACACCTCGCTTGACCCACGCGCCATCGACGCTGAACTCGACCAGCACGTCGGCTGTCTCGATGGCGCGCAGCACGCCCTCACGGCCCTCGACAGGTACGTTGATGTTTCCACCGTCGGCATAGACCTTGCCGTTGCGCGCGTCAATGATGATGACACGCGGCTTGGACGCTGGCTCCTCACCCGGACCGGCGAAGATCAGCGGCACGAACCGCTCCAGAGCGTCATCCCACACGTCACCGCACGCGCCGCAACGTGAGCGGTTCTCCTCGTCGGTGTAGCCCTGTGATCTCGGGTGAGTGCAGTCGCCCATGTTGTCAGACCGTCTCCTCGGCGTACTTCTCGGCGGCGGCGAGCGAGCGCTTGAAGCTCGCGTCGTCCTCGTACGGAAGCAGCTTACGGAACTGCACGACGCCGCGCAAGTTCCCGCTCCAGATGCGGTCCAGCGGCAGCTTGCCGTGGTTGATCTTGCGGTCGTTGCGGAACAGGTCGAGGCCCGCGTGCAGCTTGTGACTGACAGCCGGGTTGCCGAGATCGGTGTGCGTGACCGGCCGCACCGGGTGCTCCATCGGGGAGTAGTGGCCGTCGTTGGCCAGCTTGATCCCCTTGTTGTAGGAGTCCATCAGCGGCTCTGTGTCAGTGTGCTTGTCGTAGCTGACCCGCGCCAGCCGCCGACTGGAGACGAGCAGGGCGGCGTTGATCGCCTCGTTGATCGGCACCGCCAGCCCGCCCATGAAGCCGCGCAGAAGCTCGAACTCCTCATCCCAGTCGAACATCGGTGCAGCCCACGAACCCTCCTCTAGCAGCTTCGGAGTGCTGCCAGCGAGCGCGTCACGGATGCAGATGGCAAGCTGCTGCATCTCCAACTGCGCCGGGAAGTTGACATCTGGGGTGTCGCCGTCTGGGCAGCGCAGCCCGAGGAAGTTCGTCCACTCGGTTGCCGTCAGGATCGCCGTGTGCCACATGAACGGCTCGATCACGCGGTTGGCACGTGACTTGTCGAGTCCCAGTTCGTTGAGCATGTCGGCCGTCGTCGTGGCGTGGTGCATGCCCCTGATCCAGACGCGGCGGCACTGCTCGGCCAGGTCGCCGTCGAACTCCTCCCCGACGCCCATGCCCTTGACACGTGCGTTGAAGGTCGTCGGCACGTACGGGTTCTCCCTGACGCGAGCGATGTTCTGCTCGGTCGGGATCGCCCGACTTGACGCCGAGTTGCGTGACAGTTCCTCCTCGTAGCCGTCACGCGAGATCAGCCGGTGCGTGTTCAGTTCGGCCAGGAAGGGACGAGGGAACGTCACCTCCATTGTCGTGCAGCGCACGTCGGCCGGTGTGATGATGTCGCTCAGGATCGTTGCGTTGAAGTAGTGCCTCATAGTCCGATCACCCAGGGAAGCGGGTTGCCGCGTCGGATGCTGGCAATGCCGTTGCGGTAGATCTCCTCCATCAGCAGGACTGTCGAGCGCCGCGCGTAGTCCATGTCATTGGTGTTGTTGTTGATGACGACATCGAACTGGTCGTCGGGGATGCCAAGCTCGCTCTCATGGACATCCCGGCCGCGTGCGCGTGCTTCCTCGATCACGGCCTGCTCGGCGTCATGACGGCGGATCTTCACCGTCAAACCGCCAAGCTCCTTGATGCGCTCCATCTCGTTCTCGAAGCGCAGATCGGTGATCGCCGCCACGTCAGCGAAGCCGTACGGGTCCTCGTCGGCGTTGCGCGGTGGGACAAGGAAGTTGCCACGCCACCCTTCTGGGTTGCGCTCGGTCGGCGCTAGCGGGAGCAACTGGTCGGCCCAGTGATCCCAACCGTACACGTCCCTGGCACCTTGCGTGGAGAACTGCGCCATGCACAGCCGGAACTCGACCTCCACGACGTGCTGGCTCGGCCGCTGTGGGAACTCGACAACGACCTTGGCATCCGTGTCCTTGTACTCGTCCATCCACTTGATCGCTTCCGGCTCGGTGATCCGAGGGAAGAACTGACGTGCGAACGCCAGCTTGGCCTTGTCGGCAAAGCCACGCTGAACGACCAAGCGGGCTGGCTCGAACCTCAGCCCCCAGTCCTTGATGAACTGAGCGGTGGTGTCCTTGCCAGCCCGCTTGACGCCGTGGATGCCGATCAGAATTGGATCAGCGTCCACTGCCTTGCTACTCGGCCGACGCTGGGTTGCGGGTGAACGGCGACCGCTTGGCGGCCTTGGCCCCGGTGCGCGTCCCGGCACGCGGCTTGGCACGCGACCGGCTGCGGCTGCTGGTGCCCTTGGCGGCACCCGACTTGGCACGGCTCCGACGCGCGGGCTTCTCCTCCTCGGCCTCCGGCTCCTCGTCGCCTCCGTTGTCACCGGCCTCGCCCTCCTCGGCCTCCTCGGCGGCGGCGGTCGTGCCGTTGGTGGTGGTGACGCGGTACTTGGAGGGGTTCTCCTCGACGGTGACCAG